CTCAAAAGTTTAACAAAGAATACAGAAAGCACAAATGTGTTACTCTGCAGGATAAAGCAGGATACGATGAATTCTATATGGTAAAAGGTGGAACTGCTCTTGATGCAACAGATGATGCATTTGATGTAGATTCTGATGCATCAACAACAAGAATTAGAACAGCTTTTAAGAAGTATTCAGCTTCTAAAAAGAACAACAAAACATTATTAACAAATTTTGGTAAGGCAGTAGCTTGATACGATTTGTTACAAAAAAGATCGAAAAAAGATCAATTAGGGGGTTTACAAACCCTCGAAAGTGTGGTATAATGGTACCTATATTAAATTAAAACTGTAAGGAGTTTATATATTATGAATAAAGTGAAAACTGAAACGTTGAAAAGATCAACCGAGATTATCCTGGAGGAACTCGTTAAAAGAAATCCAGATTCCAATGAGTTTAAAACTCAACAAATTCAAACAACCGCCGAGGATATGGGCTATAAAAAGTCTGACTGGATTCCACTATGTGATGGTGAATTCAGATCTAGAATCGGATGGTATAACCTAGCTCACTTAGTTGAGCCAATTAGAAAAGCTCAGGTAATAGAATTGCCTACTTCAGGTTCAGTAGCAGCCATGGCTCCACAATCAATTGTTAATCGAGAAAAGACCTTCGCGTCAATCGATCCAACTTTTGTTCCATGGGGAGCTTACACAGATATTATGAAGGTTATTAAATCAGAAATGTTTTATCCTGTTTATATCTCAGGTCTTTCTGGCAATGGTAAAACATTCATGGTCGAGCAAGCAGCCGCTAAGCTCAATCGCGAATTTATTAGAGTTCAGATTAATCCTGAAACCGACGAAGATGATTTGATCGGTGGATTTAGATTAGTTAACGGCGAGACCGTTTTTCAAAAGGGCCCTGTTCTTAAAGCAATGGAAAATGGAGCAATCCTTCTCCTTGATGAGATCGATAGAGCTACAAATAAGATCATGTGCTTACAAGGTATCCTAGAAGGTAAACCAGTACTGGTTAAAAAGACCGGTGAGATAGTTTCACCAGCAAAAGGTTTCAATGTAATAACAACGGCTAATACTAAAGGTAAAGGTTCCGACGATGGAAGATTTACCGCAGCATCTATAATCGATGAAGCTTTCTTAGAAAGATTTACGATCTCTATAGATCAAAAGTTCGCTTCTCCATCAGTTGAGAAGAAAATCTTATTCAAACATTGTGATAAATTTGGTACCACAGATACTGAATTCGTTTCAAAACTCGTCGATTGGGCTGACATCATTAGAAAAACTTTCTATGATGATGGCGTTGATGAGGTTATTTCAACTCGTAGGCTTTGCCACATTATTCAAACTTTCTCTATTTTTAATAATAGAATGAAAGCTATTGAACTTTGTATCTCTCGCTTCGACGATGATTCAAAAGAAGCTTTCCTAGACCTTTATACTAAGGTCGATGCTGGAGTTACATTCGATACAAATGATAATGATAACGATTATGATCCTGAGGATAAAGCTAATGAGGAATACAATGATAAAATTTAGGGGTTTACAAACACCCAAAAGTGTGGTATAATAGACCTATGAGTAATAAAATAGATTACAAATTTAACGAAGCTGATCTCTGCGAAGAGTTAGCTTCATATATCGATAAAACTTATGATTCGCATTATTCAAAAAACAGATTCCAGTCAACTGAATTCATTGTGGATTGTGGTCATGGTATAGGTTTTGCAATAGGTAACATTCTTAAATACGCCCAGCGTTATGGTAGAAAAGGATTACCCGAAGATGCTAGAAAGGATCTTATGAAGGTATTGCACTATGCGATAATCGCTTTATCAATTCATGACGAGGAGTCCAAAGATGCAAATAAGTAAAGAAACATTAGAAGTTCTGCATAACTTCGCTACGATTAATCCTAATATATTGATTAGTCCTGGTAAACAATTAAAAACAATAGCTGAAGCTAAGAACATATTGGCCCAAGCAGAAGTTACAGATGAATTCCCACGAGAATTTGGGATATATGATCTCAACGAATTCTTATCGGTCATCAATTTAATAGACAATGCACAATTAACTTTTACGGATGAAGGACATGTCCTAGTTCAAAATAGTAATGCTAAAATTAAATATTACTATTCAGAACCTGAGATACTTACCACACCAAAAAAAGAAATTACAATGCCAGATCCTGAATTTACAGTTAACATAACTGAAGATCAGCTTGGCCAAATAAGGAAAGCCGCCGCAGTGCTAGGTCATGCTGAATTAGTTCTTACTAATACAAAGACCGGAATACGTGGAGAGGTTTATGATGTTAATGATGCAACATCTAATAATTATTCCTTATTAATCGATTCAGATAATGCTAGTACAGATAACTTTAAATTTATCTTTAGCATTACAAATTTAAAATTACTTCCTGGAGATTACTATGTGAACATTAGCTCAGAGCTTATATCGCATTGGACAAACGACAATTATCCAGCAGATTATTACATAGCATTGGAAAAAGGAAGTGAATACAACGTATAAATATACGTGTAAGAATTATTCTCATTTTATGATGAGGATATATGGTGATGGTGCGAATTATCGGCCATCTAATTATAGTCTACTTGCAAGGAGAAAAAAATGACTGAAGTAGTAAATCAAGAAGAGCAAAGCGCAGCTCCTCAACTTAGTCTTCAAGACATCGCAACAGCAGTACAGGTAATTGATATCTGTTCTAGACGTGGTGGATTCGAAGGAGCTGAATTATCAGCAGTTGGCGGATTAAGAGAAAGGTTTGTAACCTTCATTAATGCTAACCAACAGAAAGGCGAAGAAGCACCAGAAGGTGCAGTTCCAGAGCCAGAAGTTGAAGAAGAAACTGTCAGCTCTTAACTGACTTAGCTTAATGGTAGGGTAGCTCCCTACCGCACTTATTATTATAGGATATATTATGGACAAGAATGAGAAAATTAAACTAATTGAAGCCCTCAAACGAGGCACGGTTACGGTCACCTTTCAAAAGATCGACACAGAAGAAATCAGGGTTATGCCCTGCACATTAAATCCAGTAGTTCTAGAAGCTAATGGAGTTACCCCTACTATAGATAAAATTAATCCAGATTCGGATCATATTCCTACATGGTCATTAGACAAAGATGCATGGAGAAGTTTTCGACTGGACACCGTAATGGGCTGGGAGGTTCTTGGTGAATGAATTTCTATGGGTAGAAAAGTATCGACCCAGACACATTCAAGATTGCGTACTGCCTGTACACTTGAAGTCAACTTTTGCAGATATTGTTAACGGAGGTGAACTACCCAATATGCTGCTTACCGGAACGCCCGGGACAGGCAAGACCACTATAGCGAGAGCTTTATGTAATGAACTAGATTTAGATTACTTACAAATAAATGGATCTGAAGAATCTGGGATTGATACTCTACGAACAAAAATTAAACAGTTCGCTTCATCGGTATCCTTACAGGGTGGCTACAAAGTAGTTATCCTCGATGAAGCGGACTACCTTAACCCCCAATCTACTCAACCAGCACTAAGAGCTTTCATAGAAGAGTTCAGTGCTAATTGTAGATTTATCTTTACATGTAATTTCAAGAATAGGATTATTGAACCATTACATTCTAGATGCACAGTAATAGAATTTAATATCTCTAAAAAAGATATGCCACCTCTATTAGCAGAAATGATGAATAGGTGTGAGGTCATTCTAAATAAAGAAGGTATCACCTATGAGAAGAGAGTTCTTGCAGAGCTCTTAATGAAACATCAGCCCGACTGGCGAAGAGTACAAAACGAATTACAGAGATATAGTGTTTCTGGTGTAATTGATAGTGGAATATTAGTTCAGTTAAGCGATGTAGCTGTATTAGATCTTATGGAACATCTTAAGACTAAGAACTTTAGGCTTATGAGACAATGGGTTACAGATAATGTAGATTCGGATCCGTCGGTTTTGTTTAGAAAGCTTTATGACAATATGAATGAATACGTTGAAGCAGGATCGATACCACAATTAGTATTAATCCTAGCAGATTATCAATATAAGAATGCATTTGTGGCAGACCACGAATTAAATATGGTAGCTTGTTTAACCGAAACAATGTCACAGGTAAAATTTAAATGAAAACAATGAACGAAAAAAAGATATTACAAAATAATATTAAAGATTTACAACAACAGTTGGCACAATGCCACATTAGAGTAAAAGAATTATTAGATGAGAATTCAAGGTTACAAGGGCTTGTTAAACATCGACAGGAACTTATAAAAGAAAATGAATCCGTTTGAATATGTAAAAGCTATTAACACTACCAAAAAGGATATAATGGTAGACAATATAGCAGAAAAAGAATACAATGCCTTTATGGTTAATAGGTCTTTATCCAATTTCAGAGATACTGTATTGTATGCAAACCTCATGAACGTGAATCATCACCTAGATTCGCGGCTTCAATTCGATTTTTTCATAAATACTATTAAGAAGAAGAATAGATTTTCTAAATGGTTGAAACCCATTAAATATGAGAATTTAGAGATTCTAAAGGAATATTATGGGTATAGCAATGAAAAGGCTAAATCTGTTATATCATTATTTAATAATAAACAAATTGAAGATTTGAAGAGAAGGATTTATAAAGGTGGAAGAACAAGCAAAACCAATTAATAATTGGACTCCAGCAGATATGTTGGAAATTACATTAAATGAACCAGATGACTTTCTTAAGGTAAGAGAAACATTAACACGTATAGGCGTAGCATCCAGGAAGGATAATAAACTATTTCAATCGTGTCACATCTTACACAAGCAAGGAAGATACTTCATCGTACATTTTAAAGAATTATTCCTACTAGACGGCAAACCGAGTAATCTAGTGGAAAACGATATACACCGTAGGAATACAATTTCTACTTTGTTAGCTGATTGGGGATTATTAAGTATTATTAATCCTAATGAAGCGAAGGACATAGCACCGCTACGTCAGATAAAGGTAATACCTTTTAAAGACAAACAGCTATGGGAATTATGTCCTAAGTATAATATTGGGAATACTCAACCTCAAAGTAAAGAGTAAACTCGTATAAATACTACATGAAAGAGTGCCGATTTACGGGCTCTATTAATCTTGCTTTAAATAGGAGAAACTAAAATGGTAAGAAATACACAACTGAACGTTCCGCGTTCATTATTCGTAGGCTTTGAGCCTTTATTTGACGAGTTGGAGAGGATTCACTCTTCGGCAAGATCAGGAAACGATAACTATCCCCCACACAATGTTGTGAAGATCGATGAGGAGAAATTCCTAATTGAACTTGCTTTGGCAGGCTTCAATGAAGAAGACATCACAGTCGAAGTTAAAGATGGTATCTTAAAGATAA